GTGGGTGTGGCCGACATTCTCTTGATAAACTTGTAATGAATTCATGCTGGGCTCCCGTCTTCTTTCACTAGTTGAACTACGTTATCTTCCGCCTGTACAGGCTCAGCTTGTTGAGCTATCTGCAACTGGTACTGCGCTTGAAGCTTGCCGATCAAGCCGACAACCTCCTGAAAAGGTTTTACAGCCAAGCAGCTGATAATCATGTTGCCTTCGTCTTCATCCATCGTGAAAGTCAATTGTCTTGCCATTTTAGTCTCCTTTTAACAATTTATGCTTAGCATGCCAAAGTTTGCGCGCTTCAGACATTTTAACTCTACTTTCTTCTGCGGCTTTAGAATCTTTGCGTGCCGTATTTGATAAAGACATCCCATTATACGTGCTCCGGTTCTGCATACCTCGGCTCATTCGATCTTGGTGCTCGAGGCTCTAAATCGTAGATTCTTGCAAAGGCGTCAATAGCATCAACTTTACCGCCAAAGGGAAAATAGTGAAACTGTGTTTTTAAATGCTCGGCTACATCATAGGCCTGACCTTGTTCATCCTTGCGCCGAATTGGTCTTGCAATTCGGTAATCATACCCCGAACTTGCCATTTGCTGTTGAAATTTTGTCAAATGCTTGGAATCAGTGTCAAACGGTAGGAAAATCTTATGGGAGCGCAGGTCAGGCACCAAACGCTGCACCCGGTCTATTTTGCTACCTTCCCCGTCCCTCGGCCAAGCCAGTTCTTCAATTGGGAACTTGATTGAATCAGGCTTTCGCATTTGCTCCTGGAAGTAGTCCATGTCAGCTTGTGCGCCAAAAGACTCGTACCCCATCTTGACCATCTGCACGCCTGGCATTCTGCTCCACCTGGCATACATGCTGGCAAAATTTTCCCACCGCTCTTTCAAGTCCATCTTATGGTTCATACCGTCGAGCAGGTACTTGTTCATCGCGTAATCCATGCCAATGACGATGATGGCCGTGTTCGCCGACTCTTTCTTCTTCGACCTGGCAGGGTCGCACATAATATAAACGTTCAGCGTTTCAGGCCGTGCCTCGTAAATCTGCAGGTCCTGGATGTCGAACATCTTCTGCTGACCGCTAAGTGGGTTCTGCAGGTACTGGCAGGCAATGTCGTTGTCCGTGTTCTTGCGCAGCCTGGAATTCCATTCGTCCTGCGAGAAAAAGACCGGCTTGCCATCGCGCAGCCCTGTATCAGTGGCCGGGAACATCCTAACCTTCATCGCGTCTCGTTTGATGATCCATTCATAGGTGTCAGCATAGTTGTACCTGGTGCCGACCATCCACTCCTCGCCGCCCTGCACGCCGAGCGACTGGCTCAGTGAGTACGCGTCAGTTGTCTTTTGAGACTGCTCTGGAGTGCCGACAGACTTGTCAGTAACAATGTCATCATAAATTCGTATTCTGTAGTGCTTGGACACTGGTTGACCGTCAACGAGCCCAGAGGCCTCCACAGTTGCCTCTTTGGAGTTATTAGTGCGGCGAACAACAATGCCGCCATCAACAGACCAGCGCTGCGCGTCCTTAGTGGGATTTTCATAGAGTATGTCCGGGAATACTGCTTTAAGGGTAACGTTCGTCTCTAGCTCAGTTTTAATCTGGCGAAGGAACGCGGAGGCAATGGGGTTTGTGTGGCTAAATATGCCGATCGTAACGTTCGGGTCATTAAGGATCCGCTGGATGGCGCCGCCGAATGTGACGATAGTGCTGTTATGCGTAGGTACTAATTCTTTACCCGCCACATACATACCGCCTTCAACTTGGATACATCGTGTCGGCACTGGCGCCACAAGCTCAATACTTTTAAGTATTCTTACACCGCCATAGTGACTTGGTGGTTTCACCCGTTCTGCTTTGCGTGGCAGGTAAAACGGATTCACACCTGTATGCGCTTGAAAGTTTACCTGCCAATACCAGTATAGCCCGTCTACTGCTTTTTGTGCGGCGGATGCAAAAGCGTACTTTCTCTTGATAGGTTTTAACCCTAACCCTGTTGCGAGTTCAAATACCGCGTCAACTAGCAGTTCGTTCGTGTTCGTAAAAGTTGCAGAGCCGCGGGTATTACAGTGCCCGTCAGTGTCCATTAAACCGCGGAGCAGTTCTATTCGTTGGTAGGTGCTAGATTGCAGGTATTGTCTTGGTACATGCTTATTCTGCAGCACGCCCAGTTCTCGGAGCAAAGGTCTTAATCCGTAAATAGTAGCTGCGTCGCCTGTATGTTCAGATACTTTATAACCTAGCTCTTTTATTTTTTCAAATATTTCTAAGTCAATTCCAGCAATACGACTACAGCGACTGTCACCATCGCCTAGCCAAGCACCTAATACGTAAGGGTGAATAGGAAGCTGCTGTACAGGGTACTCTAGCGGCGCGCAGTTTCCTACATCAACCCTGTCTATTGTTGACAGCAAACTAGTCGGCACTATTTCATCAACAAAACTTATCTGACGCTGTTCGCTGCCAGAAATACGGAGCTTGTGTTTTCTACGCAGTTTCCACAGATGGCCTGCCCCGGCCACAATAGTTGCTCCGCCTGCAAAAGTAAGTCGATAGCATTCAGAATCTGTGTACTGCTGTGTAACTGCTAAGACCTCAACAGGCTTTCCATCAGGCGCAAAAACAAAATCCCCTGGCTTTAGTTCGCCGTGAGTTGTCCATCCGCGGTTCTCGGTTAACATTGGTGTTGAGTCAGCTAGGTCTTTATAATGCTCACGGGCCCAGAGGTCCATGTACCCGTTCGGTGCCTTCTCTACCATACGGCAACGGGTGTAGAGCCACGGGTGCAGCATGTCGTGCCGACGGCAGGCCTTCACCAAAAGATAAAACCGGTCAATGCGACAGAGCGCTCTGATCCCGGCTTTGTTGGTACCTTTTTCGTCTACATCGTCCCACCATCGGATTGTCTCCTCAAGCGAGTAATCTAAGTGCTCCATAGGAAGGCCTTATAGAAAAAACCCGGTTGCGACAATCTAGGGGGCTAGACACCGGGCAGCGCTATCTTCTAATCAGGGAGATCGAAGTATTAAACAATAACCTTCTTCTGTGTTAGCTTAACCCGCGGATCAATGGACGGCGTATATCCTTGACCGTCTTGAACCGCCACGCAATTAGAAGTGTGATTTAACTCCGAATGGCCGGCAAAGTAAACAAATAAAGCAGTCAGTGCCCATAAGACAAACAAACCGATTATTCTAGTCATGATTTAATCTCCGTAATCGCGGGCAGACTTCTTGTAAGGGTTTTCGCCCTTCTTAGGTCCAGACGTAGGAATTAAATTCCGATCCTGCTGCCGCATTGGCCCGGTCTTCTGCTTGAACTGCGACTCGCCTTCCTTTTCCTTCTCGCTTGCGCTTTCAGCGTTCTCACCGTGAATATCTTCACCAGTGGCGCGCTTGTATTCAGCCTTCTCGCCTGGCGGCATGGCGTCACTGCCGAAAATCTCTTTGAACGGCTTACCAAGCTCCCCTGCATTCTTTCCTTTGCTCTCTGACATGCTAATCTCCTAATCTAAAGATGAACGGCTATAAGCCGTATTGCGCTTGTAGGCAATATCTGTTACAAGATGGTCTGCTAGCCGAGCTTGTGCATCCTTGTTCTTGCATTTCATGATGGAGGCGTCCATCTCAAAGTTGCCTGTCATATCTGGTGTGTGGTCCCAGTCATGAGGGCAGCATCCATCCTTCCCATACTCAATGTGGCCGCGTGGTTGACGAATTTTATTTTCCTCGCTTTCTTATTTCAAACTCAATTTGATAAATACAAGGCATTTTATTTTGTCACTCCTATATGAACTACATCTGTTCCAGCTAATGCGGCTTCAGCTGGCGCCAACCACTCATACGTCAACCCATGTGCCGTGTGTGCCGACTGTACTATGGCAAAACTTGTATTGGCTCGCAGCTCTTTATTGGCGTCATCAATTGCATACTGCTTTGTTATCCAACCAGGCCTACGCCTAGGCGCGTCGTGCGTCGCTTCCCGTCGCAAGTCTTGTTTAGGTTGTTTCACAGAATTGTAACTCGTGGCTTCATGAACGTACACCTGTTCAACAATGTCTGCTGCACGGTGCTGTCTGTGATATGGCGCCGCTGGATTGTCACCGGGCTCGGACTGGCCATTGCTAAGATGGGGGGCCTCCCAATTAAAGTCAAAGTCATCCACTTGCTTCTGAGTGACACCGGCATGAGCGCAAAGCAGTGCTTCAGTCAACTCGTGGAGCGCTACAGCTTCTTGCATGACTTTAGTTGGATAGGTTGGATCGTCGTTGCTGACTCTAATAATCAGCGTTTGGCCATCGTAGTACCAGTCACCTACTGTATCGTAGCGCTGCTCGCTGCTTGGTATGTAGAAAATAGCAATTGCAAATCCTATAGTCAATGTCATATCATCCCCTTTCTTCGTTATGCGGCTCTTCGAACTTGTGCTTGCAGTGGCCGCAGCTATACTGCACTACTCTGTAGTTCCTGGCGTAATTGAAAAACCTATATAGAAGATTCTTGAAACCACACTCTGGGCACTCTGTCTTCAATGGCATCATGTTTGTCTTTCTGAATTTGGCAGCGGAGCATGGAATCGAACCATGTCCTGACGGCTTCAAAGGCCGTTGCACCTCCATTGTGCATCTCCGCTTCTTGAATTATACACATCATACTCTGCACGTTGCACTTTGTAACCCTGCAATTTAGCAACTTACATTATGAAAAATAAAAATATAAAATAAAAAACCGGCTTTGGCCGGATGCGAGGGAACCCCGCTAGCCACCTTAGCCCCGCCCACAGCGCTCAAAGGCCGTTTCCCCAGGAGCAAGGCCCAATTCCAACCCTGCAATCCACCAGGGCCCATTTCCCAGGCCCCATAGATTTCCGTACCCAACTCTACGTACTAAGAACTACTTTCCAACTACTTCACCCTCCACTGTCTGCCCTCTGATCTTCTTGAGTAGATCATCACTCGATGCCACCATGGCCGTGACTTGTAGCTGCAGTGGGTTCTCATCATCGCCCGAGAGTATGGTCTTGTCCCCATACTTCTTAGGCAATAGCTTGGAGGCCAACCATTTGCGTGTGTCGACACGGAGCTTGGCTCGCTGTATGTTCTCGCCGTTAACATGCGGAACTCCATGCTCGTCAGTGTAATCTATATCGTTTGAGTTATCGTCAGCAATCTCTAATATTTCATCAACCAAACGCTCAGCTCGCAACACTATGGCGGTGTCCCACATTGCTTTGAATGCAGGATCGATGGTGAGCCAAGCATAGAGAGTGGTGTACGACGGCATCCGCATGTTGTCTGCACACATTCTAGATGGGTTCGCCCCATTGGCAATAGCAAAGCAAATCTCGGTGGTCAACTCTACAGTTTTAAACACAGATGTACGAGGCGGGTCAAGTACGACAGGCACCGATGAATTGAGCCGTTTAAGAGCTTCGTCGTCATTTGACTCGTATGCCTCAAGGATTTTGATTTGAGGACGTTCTACGGCCCTCTGTTCGAGTTTAAACAACGTGGATTTCGACCTGCCACGTTCGCCTTGTTTCTTTTTAGGAACGAGCTTAGCTTTACGTTTGTTGTCGGCTATTGCATCCGCTTTAAGTTTAGCCCTATATGCTGCGTTCTTAGGACTTAGACCTCCTAGTTCTTTTGGAGCAGAGATCACAACTTGATGCTTTGATGGCTGAGCTTGGCTCTTTGTGCTTCGTGCACTGCTCACTGGTTGCTGGGCGTGAGGCGTGGTAGGCTTAGGTCGAGGATTTGAGGCGTCCAACTTTTTGGCCTTCGCAGCAGAATTCTTAGTTACAGCCATTTCAATCTCCCATAGTTGTATCACTCAGATTTTAGGCTCAACAGTTCTATTTTTGAGTAGAACACTCACAGCCGCAATTGCGCCCGTAAATAAATCACTCACAAAGCTTGCCGTTGCAATAAAGGCGATGAATAATGGCCTCACTAACTTCAGTCCGACTTCACAATGGGCCGCGAAACTGAAGTGGTGAAAGCCTTGGTGCGTAAAGCATAAATCATCTTACTTCACTAACTTCTATTATTTCTCTATAATTATATAGAATAGATCAATAAATAATTTAATATAGACAAGAAATATTCTATATATAAAGGGTGGGGCTTACATTTGAAGTAGTGTTAGCCTGAAGCTCTTAGTACCTTAGTTGTTGATATATATAAGATTGCCGCCTTTGTACTTGCTTCGTGACTTCACGAGCAGAAAGCCGTGAGGTTACGCTTTCAGCCTTTAACAGTATATTGTCTGTTCGATTTACTAATCTATTAAGGAGCAAAGAGCAATGAGCCGTCACTTAACTGTTTATCTAGCAGATGATTTAGTTGGAAGATTAGATCATCACATCGCAGAATCAAAGAGCACAGCACCTAAACCTTTAACCCAAGAAGAGCGGAAAGTAGTCCATAAAATCGCTGACGACAAAGGAGTTGCTGCGGCTAATGCCTACCTTCAAACAATTCGCCCACCGCAGCCAAAAATGTCAAGGACAACACTTGTAGAATACTTTATAGAAATAGGCTTAGAAGCTGTAGAGCTTGGCCTTAAAATTAAGGAGTAACACTTATGTCAACAAAGAAAGAGGGACAAGCTTTAGTAATAGCAAAACTAGAATCGTCGTTACTAGACCAAGACGACGCCAAAGCATTGAGAATAGAACTTGCCAAAGAGGGTGAATTGGCAGCTATAGGGCTCCCGGACAAGCTTGCCTTAGCGCTACCCTACTTTGACCTCCACGGCAAGCCCACAGGCTTCAAACGGTACCGCTACCTCGAAGACACACGCTCAGGGTTCACAGCCCAAACAAACAAGAAAGCGATTCGATATGTGCAGCCACCGAATTCAATCTCAGAAATCTACATGCCACCCATGGTGGAGTGGGACGAGATTGCCAAAGATCCAGGTATCGAGATTGTTATTACCGAGGGAGAATTAAAAGCCGCATGCTGTACTAAGCTGGCCATTCCATGTTTAGGTCTCGGCGGCGTATGGTCATTTAAAAGCGCTAAAAAGAAATTGCCGCTGCTGCCCATCTTCTATAAATTTGAATGGAGTGGCCGCTCAGTGATCGTCGCGTTTGATTCTGATGCGCACACTAACCCGCAAGTGGTCACAGCCCGCAACGAATTATGCAAGGAGCTTTTTGCCCTGGGCGCGCTTCCTAAAATCGCAAACCTCACACCAGGTGACGACGATGCAAAACGAGGTCTTGACGACTTAGCATTGCAAGAAGGTGCGGAGAGTTTGCTCGCCGTTTTAGAATCAGCCGAATCGTTTGCCACATCAGTTGCACTCCACGAGCTGTCCACAGAAGTCGCTTATATCACGGACCCGGGATTGATTGTCGTGCTCGCCAATGGGCAGAAAATGAGGCCGCACGACTTCTCGAATCATGCTTATGCTAACAGACATTATTATGAGGAGACGTTGACGCCGCGAGGTGAAGTAAGAGTGACAAAGTGCAAAGCAGCGGTTGCTTGGTTAGAGTGGCCGATGCGTCTCGCCTTAAAATCGATGGCCTATGAACCAGGTCTTGAGCGACTAACAGACGATGGCCGTTATAACACATGGCCAGGTTGGGGATGCGAGCCAAAGAAAGGATCTATACTGCCATGGAAGCAGCTGCTCGACCATTTGTTTGCCGACAATGTAACAGAGCGGCAATGGTTTGAGCGGTGGTGCGCCATTCCGATTCAACAACCAGGTGTTAAGCTCTATACTGCCTGTGTGCTTTGGGGGGTGAATACGGGCACAGGCAAATCGCTGGTGGGTTATACGCTCGGGAGAATATATGGAAAAAACTTCACGGAGATTGGCGACGGTGCTTTGCAAGATGAGAGGAATGAATGGGCGATCGACAAACAGTTTGTGATGGGCGACGACGTGACGGGGCACGACCAGAGGAAGTACGCCGACACTTTGAAGCGGATGATTACACAACAAACAATGCGAATCGACCAAAAGTACGTGCCATCATATACAGTCCGCGACTGCGTCAATTACTTGTTCACCTCTAACCACTCTGATGCCTTCTTCCTTGAGGACGACGATCGACGGAACTTCGTGCATGAGATTATTAACCCGCCAATGAACAGAGACTTTTACCGCGCCTATATGGAATGGTTGAACAATGGCGGAGCTGCCCATCTGATGCACCATCTGTTGAACTTAGAACTCAGTGGAATGACAGCGGAGGACAGAGCACCGAATACAAATGCTAGGCAGGCAATGATCGACGACGGTCTTTCAGACTTAGGCAAGTGGGTTCGCCGTTTAAAGATAGAGCCGGATTTTATTTTGAAGATGGGTGATGTGAAATTAGAAGGCGATCTATGGGCATCAGCGGACCTCATTAAGTTGTATGACCCTGAGGGCAAAGGAAAGGCAACTGCTGGAGGCCTCTCACGAGAATTAAAGCGCGCTGGATTCAAACAATTGTACAAAGGCATGCAGGTAAAGACAATCAACGGCCAGCAGCGACTTTTTTCGATACGTAATATAGAGCAGTGGAAAGACGCAGGCTCGAAATTACTTGCAGATCACTATGATAAATCAAGGCAAGATATCAAAAAGCACAAAAAGTTCTAGCGCTGGGTGCTTCCTAAGCTATTGATAACTAACGCTAATCAAAAATAGTTTGAAAATAAGTTAAAAAGTTGTTTACTTTTATAATTGCAAGGTTTAATATCCTAACCATCAACACCGCAACTGAATAACTTAAAGTATCTTAACTTAACGACACGGAGATTATCATGACAGACTACCTATATACCTTTATAAATAAAGGCCTCAAGAAGAGTATTAAATCTTACGACTCCCCTACTAAGGCGGCTGAGGCGGTCAAGAAAGTAGAGAAACAGTTAAATGAATCTTTTAAAATAGAAGTACACTTAAAAGACGATGGGAGATATATACCCATTATTTGGGCCTATGAGTTGAGCCAACTTATACATTGTGTATATTTGTCAAGAAAAGGCTTTGTTATGGTTGAGGAACAAAAAGTTTAAGACTTCGTTTGCAGGGTTTTATGAGAGCCCTGCGAGAGACGTCTTGTCTCGCCAACTTAAACGATACACGGAGATTATTATGGCCAAGTATTCAAACGTTTCTCAAATTTTAATAGTTCAAGAACTTCTGAAAGAGTACCAAGCATATGAGCCTTCGTTTGGCAATTCAAGAGAGCAATTAGATGCGAGCGTTCAACGCTTTTCGAACCGTTTTAATGGCTTGATTAGCCCGATAACTCGCGACATGACAGCTTGTCAAGTTCTAACTTACTTAACAAAACGCTGCAAATATTAAGACTTCGCTTTTAGGGTTCTACTAGAATCCTAAGAGAGGTGCCTTACCTCGACCACCCCCACGGAGATTACCATGATAACAGCCAATGAACTTTTCGCAGCAACCAACAAAGCAATCGCAGCTAAGACAACTAAGGTTGCACCTGCAAAGAAGGCTGCGCCTGCAAAGAAGGTTGCGCCTGCAAAGAAGGTTGCAATCAAGGAAACAAAAGAAGCTAAGGCCGCAAAGATCGCAGCTAACAAGAAGGCAGTTGACAAGATGTTCGCTTTTGAAATGCCATCCAAGACACCTGAGCAAAGATTGGCTAAGGCAAAAGCGCATCCCGCACTTAGGGATGGACTTAAAGAGAAAGTTGTTGCTAAAGCAGCTCCTAAAGCGGTAGCAAGTAAGAAGGCGCCAACTAAGAAGATTGAAGTTGCTGCTAAGAAG